TTTTTAAGTGCTTTAACTCTTATCAGAGATTCCGATGACATTTCGATGAAATACTAATAGAATCAATTAGTTTTATCTTTTAAAGCAAAGCTGCAAGGACAAAGGGAAAGCGATGACATGGATAGGGTTTATTTAGTTATATTTCTCGGATTGCTTGGTTGCTTAGTCGGCTACATGATAACATGTCCTCAGCCATGCTGGCGGCCAGCTTGTTTGAAATGCAATGAAGAATATAGAGTCATAGTTAAGGAAGACAAATGAATATAGAAAGACAACAGAAGATTGATAAAGCGATAGCCTCTTTTAGATTTAAATTTACCACGGAAATAATTAGCTCATGCAAAACAACGGAGGAGGCAATTTACGCTACAACTTGCTTATCGCATGATTTTACTCAGATGCTCTATAAAGCCATTCATAGAAATGTACCATTACAAGAAGCTAAGGCAGCATTTAAGATCGCATTAGATAGCGTGCTTTTGGATTATGGCATGTCAATTTCTATACATGAGTTTAACGCATGAAAGTAAAAAAGAAACAACATGAGCAATTGATCCAAATGGCAATTGTGCAATGGTTTCGGCTTATATATCCAAATTTAAGAGATTGCTTGTCAGCTAGTGCCAATGGCGGAAAAAGAGAAACCAAAATAATCCAGACCAAAAAAGGAACTTCAAAATATTGCTCAGAAGGAGCCAGATTAAAGAAAATGGGAGTGTTAGCAGGAGAACTTGATATTTTCATTTCTTTAATTAATAGTGCGGTTATAGATAATGAATTCAAAGTTTACGGCGGTCTTTATGTTGAAGTTAAAGCGCCTGGCGGAAAATTAACTAAAGAACAAAAGCGAATAATTAAAATTCGAGAAGCCAGCGGATATAAAGTAAACGTTTGTTTTGCTGTAGATGAAGCAATGGCAGCTATCAAAGAATATATGGAAAATGCTGTGTTACCTAACATTATAGTTGAATAGCTGGTATACAATCTAATATTTTAGGGGGCAAAGGAGTCGACATGCCTAAATATGATAGAGATGGAATTGTAAAGACCGTTAATAAAAAAACCACTACTAAATACGATGGTAAGGTTTTTGATAGATATTTAGAGCACTGCTATAATGGTGGGTCAACCCCTGAATTTTGCAGAAATGAGCGTATTTGTCGAGATACTTTCGATGCTTGGATAGAAAAGTACGATACTGCAAAAATAGTTAAGAAAACTGCAAAATATTGGGCTGAGGGTTGGTGGTTAAAAGAAGCAAAGGATAATCTTGTTATCCATAATGAGCACCAATGTGGAACCACAAAATTTGATACTAATCTTTATAAATATTATACAGGTGGCAGATTCGGTCACACTTCTGATAAAGAGCTCACAGATAGAGTAAGTGCATTAGAAGAAAAACAAGCTTCACATTCTCAAAATGTTCCAACAAGCGCATATGCAGAAGAAGCGGAATGCGAAGATGATATTAAAACTGAGTGATTACGTTAAACTTCGCCCCCAACAGAAACCATTATTCGATGCTTATTTTAATAGACAAATTAAAAATGTTGTTCGCGTAGCGCATAGACGATTCGGCAAAGGCATGGAAGCATTCATGTTAATGTGTAGCGCAGCCATTCAAAGAAGGGGAATTTATGGATATTTCTTACCGACCATCGGTCAATCCCGGCGCGTTATTTGGCAAACTATAGGTAGTGACGGCGTTAGGCTAATTGATAGGTTCCCTAGTAGGCTCGTGGCTAATATTAATCATTCAGAACAAATTATCAGATTGGCCAATGGTTCGACTATTTATGTGTCTGGATCTGATAATTACAAGCGTCTTATTGGTATGGATTTTTGTTATTTGGTCTGGGATGAATATCAAGATTCTAATCCTTCAGCTGTAGATGCTTTTAGACCAATGATAACAAGAAATAAAGGTTATCAGCAATTTTTAGGTACACCACGCGCATATAATCATTTCAAAGAGCTTTATGATGCTCACGTTGATGATCCAACCTGGTTCGTTAGTAATTTAACCATTAACGATACAGTTGATGAATTTGGCCTTCCTATCATTACCGAGCAAGATATTGAAGCCGAACGCCATGCAGGCATGCCAGAAGAGTTAATACTTCAGGAGTATTATGGTTCATGGGATGCAGCCATTAGAGGCGCTTATTATTCAAAGCAATTAACACAAGCCAGAAAAGATAATAGAATTGGAAATTATCCTTTTGATGCTACATATCCAGTTTATACGTGTTGGGATTTAGGATTCGATGATGCTACCGCAATATGGTTTTTTCAACATCATCATGAGCGATTATGGATGATAGATTATTATGAAAATCGTGAACAAAACATGGCACATTATGCTGAGATGATTAGAACCAAACAATTAAAATGGGGATGTCGTTACGCGGTTCATTGGGCGCCTCATGATATTGAAGTTCGAGAATTGGTTGCGGGAAAATCAAGGAGAGACCAAGCAAGAGAACTTGGCATTATGTTTAGAACAGTGGCAGCACCGGCTAGAAAAATACACGGCATACATTGTGTACGGCATTTATTCCCACGTCTTTACTTTAATGAACCAACTTGCAGACTTGGCTTAAAGCATCTCACCGAATATCGAAGTGATTTTAATGAAAAAGATAATGTCTATTCATTACAGCCAAAACGTAATAGCGCAACTCATGGCGCTGATGCATTGCAAACCGGAGCACTAGGATGGCTAAAAGCATTTGAAGAAGGAAACTTAAAGAAACAATTTGAGATAGCTAACTTATATGGAACGCATATTTGGTAATAAAAATCGAGGGCCAAAATTTAAACAATTTCTCCCTAAATTTGGCCCTTGACATCATTATTGATATAGTTGTATTACTTTAAAATTAAGCATATGATGTCTGAAATGTATATATTTAAAGGATTAATATGGCATCTGTCTTTTATTTTCATCCAGGTAACTCAATAGCTAAACAACTTGCCGAATCAGTAGGCGTCAAAGGCTTTTTCTATCAAAATCGTGGTCAATTAGAATTAAGAATACAACAGCTTATTGCTGAGCTTGGATATGACATGTGGCCTACATTTCATACGGTTGTAGGTGGTTTATCTGGTGAAATTGGCGAGCGTATTCCCCTGAATCCTGATGATGAAATGGATAAGCACACCTTAAAATTAACTAAAAATAAAGTTGCGTGGTCTTGGATAAAGATAATTAATGGTCCAAGAATGTCGCAAGTTATTGGTTATTTGTCTGGCGGTTCTGCTAGTCCCTTCGCCATGTCTAATGCAGAGATGGCACAAAAGGGCATTATTAGCGCAAGTTATGTTCCCAGGATTTTATCATGAGCATTCGCAAAAAAGTTGAGCTTTCTGATGAATGCCAGCTTGGTAATCATCATTTTATTGTAAGCGATTGGAAGTGTTCGCCGGCAAGGCAGCAAGCTGTGACATTTACCTGTAGGCGCTGTCTTTATGCTTCTGATGGGATTCAAACCAATAAACAACTGGTAAGGGAATTACATGCAGTCTCAAACGTTGAAGCAGCGAGTGATAGTGTTGTCGGAAAAGATATTGGAAGTAAAAGTAATAAAGATAGTAGTGGGGGCGCATAAGAAGCCCTTGGATAAAGACGATCAGATTATATTTCATATCGATATATAGGTGAATTATGTCAAAGCTCTCGAAATTTCTAAGAAGTGCTAGCCGAAAAATACAGCGGCCTATCAGCAAATTTACTGGACATCATGCGGCTTCTCAGCAAAAAAAAGAAATTAAAGCGCAAGCTGAAGAGACAGCACGTCAAACAGCGGAATTAGAAGAAAAAACTAAGCGAGAACAAAAGAAAGCGGCGAAAATAAAAACTCGAGGTTTTCGTTCAAGACGGTCTGCCAGTAGATTAAGACAAGAAGAATCACCTGCAGAAGGGATTGGGAGTGCAACCATTGGCTGATTCAGAAGTTGCGTGGCTGATGAAGCGACGACAAGCTGCTTTAACTAAAAAGCAAATGTGGGGTAGTCTTTTTCAAAAGACATATCGTTTATCACAACCAAATCGTAATGTTTTTGATATGCGACCCATTGGCGCGAATCCTGGTACTTTCAATATTGAAGGCATGGATATCGCTTGGTATGTATTTGATTTAACGCTAGCGCATGCAACTGATGTATGGGTAAATGAAATAGTTAATGCATTATGTCCAGCAGGAAAGACATGGTTTAATTTCGTATCAGGCAGTGAAATACCTGATGATAAAAAAGAAGAAGTTGATAAACAGCTTCAAAAAAGAACTGAGCTTTTCTTTAAACACCTGCATAAATCTAATTTTCAATTAGTAGTGCATGAATGTTTTATGGATGCTGTAGTTTCTACAGGATTTATGACTATTAATGAGGGACCTGACAAGAAACGTCCATGGATATTTGCATCAAATCCTCCTGATTGTATTTATGCGGATGAAGGTGCATATGGAACTTTTGATGCATACTATCGTGATTGGTCAAAGATGCCACTTACTACTGCACAAGTTATGTGGCCTAAGATGCAAGTGCCTACTAATTTATCGGAGAATTCTGACGATGAAGTGCTTATCACCTTATACGAGATCTTATATCTTGACCATGATAAGGACATGTGGGAATACCGGATTGTCCATCCCGATACAAAATCCATTCTCTATAAACGAACCGACAGAACATCAGCGTTCGTTGGGTGGCGGGTTAAAAAACTCGCTGGAGAAACATACGGTCGAGGGCCCGCAATGGACGCGGTTGCAGCCGCAGGTACGATAAATCAAGCATTGTACGATGAAATTGTATCAGCAAACTTTAGAGCCCTTCCAATGTACATGGGCTTTGAAGATGGCGTCTTCAACCCAAATAACTTCAAAATGATCCCAAATACAATTCTTGCGTGCGCGCCCACAGCTAGTGGAACATGGCCATTAACTGCCGTTCCTGCTGCAGGCGATATCAATTGGTCAATGTTAATTCTAAATGAGCTACGCGACCAAATTAATAATATAATGCATACTAATCCATTGCCAGCGATGGACGATCCAAAAGCTACTGCTACAGAAATATTAAAGCGTGACCAACGTAATAAAGAAAACCGTTCAGCACAAGACGCTCGCATTCAACAAGAATTCTTTCAACCTTTTGTTAAGCGATGCATTGATATCTTAAGGCGCAAAGGGATATGGGATGATATCGAAGTTGATGGAGAAGTTATCGAAATTCAATTTGATACACCATTGGTGACATCACAAGGCCAACAAGAAGTTTTAGAAATGTTACAACACATTCAATTTATTCAAGGATTATATGGCCCTGAAGCGGCTAGTGGATTCTATAAAACTGAAAAGTTATCACCTTGGGCGGCTAAAAAACTAAATGTTAATTTAGAAATGGTAAAAACGACGGGTGAACTTGAAGAGGTTATTGAAGTAATGAATGAGAAACGTGCTGAAATGGAAGAACAAGCTGCGCAAGAAGGGCAACAAGCTGCATGATTAATCCATTTGAACAAAGAATAAATCCTTATGCTGCGCAACTAAAAGAAGAAAGCCAGAAATTTATAAAGCAAATGGATCAACGTTTTAGAGAGCAAGTCATTGCTACTTTTTGTACGCCGCATGGTATGCAACTTTTAGACACCCTTGATGATTTATATGTTAGACAGCCTGTTTCTCCCGCTGGATGCGTGGAAGGATATGGTTTTATGAGAGAAGGTGAGAATAGATTAATTATTAAATTAAGAGCTATTGTAAATTCAGCACAAAAGGAACCCGTATGACTGAAAATGTTAATCCCTATGCGCCCACCGTTTCACACACAGCCGACACTCAGCCAGCAGAAACGCCAGCAAGCTCCGAACCTTTATGGCATTTGGATGATAATACACCCGGCCAAGGGGATAGGCCTGAATGGATGCCTTCTAAGTTTAAGAAAGTATCAGACGTAGGGAGAGCCTATCAAGAACTTGAAAAAAAATTAGGTGCATTTACTGGAGCGCCAGATACGTATGAATTGGGTGATTTGGATTTAGATGGCGATCAACACCTTGTTAAAGAAATGACAAGTGTTGCTAAAGAAATGAATATGAGCCAAGAGGGTTTAAATAAATTTTTAGGACGCTTAGCTAGCGCTACCGAAGCAGAATCTCAAGTTCATCTAGACGAACAAGTCAAAGCATTAGGCAAAGATGGCGAAAGAATGCTAGTTGAATTTAAAAACTGGCAAAAAGATTATTTTAAACCTGAAGAAAGAGAAGTTGTATCCGAATGGGTTAGAACAGCAGATGATTTAAAAGTTTTTAATAGAATAATGGCTCACACTCATATGTCGACGGTTCCAACTGCCAATACCCCGCAAAGAAGTGTTGAAACGGTTAGCGAACTAAGAACCGAGCTTGCTAAAAATATCGACCGATATGATAGAGATAAAACTTATCAAAAAGATTGGTCATCACGAATGGGTCGAGCCGTCCAACGCGAAGGTGGGGGTTGATTGCCATATTTAGCAAGAGTATATTAGTTGTACGTGCACCCTTAAACGGATACTGCATAAGAATAGGCCGACGATACTAGTAATACCGTCCTAAGTAACGCCAATTGAGAAGAGCTATAAAGTTTTAATCAGTTGGAGGTTATCCAAGATGGATATCACATTAGTCAAACAGATAGAATACGATGCCTATGTTCATGCTAAATTTCAAAGCATGGGTGGATTACTAGATGGAACGTTTCGTGAAAGAACGGGTGTCATCGGTAATGTTGAACAATTCAGAAAATCCAACCAAATAGTCGCCACGCAAAAGGCACCCCAAGCTGCATTAACGCCTTTAAATATGGTGTTTGAGCCTGTTCTTTGTACTTTGCAGCCTTGGTCAGCGCCTGATTTCGTTAATATCTTTGAAGAAACAGATATCAATTTCGCACCTGCAAGAGAAATTGCAGATGGTTGCGTGAAGGCGATTAAACGTCGTCGTGACCAAATGCGTATTGATGCGCTAGATGCTTCAGCAACGACTAATACGATTGCTGCAGGCGGTACAGGTTTTACCTTTGTTAAGTTTGAACGAATGATTGAATTCCTGGCTGAGAATAGTGCAGGTCGTGGAATGGTAACTTGTGCAATTTCTGCTGCTGGCCAACGTCAATTATTAGCTGAAGATAGAATAACTTCACAATTTTATGTGAACTATAAGCCTATCGCTGGTTCTGGATTAGATGGCGCAACGATTCAAAATGTTAAATTCGTTTTGATTCCAAACATGCTAGAGGGTGGTTTGCCATTAGCTGGTGCTATTCGTACTTGCTTTGCTTGGAATTGGGAAGCTGTAGGTCATGCTGAGGCGGATTTACAAAAAACCGACATGCAATGGCAAGGTCTGTATGAATGCTGGTTAATCAATTGTCGCATCAAAGCTGGTGCCGTCGCCGTAGACGATCTCGGTATTGTCAAAATCGACATAGACGAAAGCGTATAAAGGAGACTTATCATGGCTTTTGATTACACTAAATTTGAAAGATGGTCTGCAAGTGTTGCTCCTGGCATCAACAGTCAATGGGCTTATACAGATTCACTATCTACTATTGCACAAGTTACAACTGCTGGATTCTTTGATTCAATTAATGATATTGCGGCAGATGGTTTAAGTGCTGGTAATGCCATAATTAAGACGGGCGATATCATTTGGGTAGTGGCTTCAGATCAAAATACATATATTTTGGTTACTGACACTTTGCCAACTATTACATCTTCTGTTTTTGATGTGGTATTAGGCGCTGGCGCAGTAGGCACTGCAAATATCGCCAACTTAGCCGTTACTGGTGCTAAAATGGCTAATGACACCATTACTGATACGCAAGTACAGGATAATGGATTGTCTAGCCTTTCATTAGCTAAAAATACCATTCAATATGCTCAAGTTGCTATGACGGCAGCTGAATGGAATGGTATGTATGCTGCACCAAAATTAATTTTAGCAGCGCCCGGGGCTGGTCTAATTTATCAAGTCGACAATGTTTGGTATGACATGGCTTTTGTTGCCGCTCAATATGCTGCAGGTGGCGTGGTGAATCTGCAATTTGATTCTACCGTCAATGGCGCTGGCGTATTAGCTACACAAGATACCGCGGCAGCTACCATAACAGGATTAGCAGCATCTAGTATTGTACGTCCTGCAAATGGAATTACAGCTATTGCTCAATCTACGACAGTTAATAAAGGTTTATATATGTCTAATAAAACCGGTGCATTCACTACGGGTGATGGTACGTGGAAAATCAACGTGGCATATAGAATTTTGACAGCGTAATTTAAATATTCAACGGCTGCTATACAGCCGTTTCGGAGGCTTTATGGTTGGCGAACAAGACGATCATGGTTGTAAATGTTGTCCTGGTCCTATGGGTCAAACTGGTCCCGTAGGTCCGATGGGTCCTAAAGGTGATGCAGGCGGAGAAGGCCCACGAGGACCATCTGGTCCAATGGGTTCTACGGGAGCCACAGGTGCGCCTGGTCCCGCTGGCCCAATGGGTCCACAAGGCTCAGCAGGACAATCTGGTCCTATGGGTCCACATGGTGATGTTGGCCCTCAAGGTCCACAAGGAAATGAGGGTCCAATTGGCAATCAAGGTCAAATGGGTCCACAGGGTACACAGGGTCCACAGGGTGAGCAAGGCCCTAAAGGTGATTGTGTCGAATGCGAATGTCATTGTCCAGTAGAATTTATGGAAGTTTATTCTGTTCTTCCACAAACATTGATAGCTTCGCCTGGTATTAACCTAGAAGGCGGCACTGCTTTGTTGGAAAATATACAAGTAGCAACCGCTGTATTTGACGTGAGCTTGGCTGCAAGCACTGGCGAAATAAAAATCCTGAAGAAAGGGTGGTATCGAATTTATAAAGCCGTATCTGGTTCGTTGAATCCTGTTTTTAGTCCTTTAAAAATATGGACGATGAGCTTATTTGTAAATGGTTTGATTATTCCTCCATCAACATTTGGCGATATGACGATTAGTCCAGAACAGCACGCAAATCAAACTACTAGTGTAGTAATTATTCTGCTAAATGCAGGTGATGTTGTTAAATTATGCAATACAAGTGATGCGCCTTTGTTTCTTGGAACAGTCGCAGCTGGTAGCAATGCAGTTCCTTTAAGTGCAGATATTAATATATCTTTACTCAAAGATCCCTAGTCTCTTTGGCGGTTTCCACTTCTCCATTTTGGAGGCCGCCTTTTTTAAGGAGTTTTGATGCCAGGAATTGCCTATAACGAAACTCAAATAATTTCAGATGCCTTAGTATTGCTAGGCTATCCAGTCATTCAATCTATTGATGCTGGAGGTCCTGCAGCACAAGCCATGCATTCTATTTATGCTGGATTGATGGCAGCTGATTTGAGTTCACCTAATTGGCGTTTTGCTACAAAAGCAGCCGTTCTTTCTCAAATAGCTGGTCTTAACCCAGGATTCAAATGGTATACAGCAGCTTATCAAATACCGCCAGACTGTCTTGCAATATGGCAAGTATGGCCCGGCGTTCCTTATGAAGTCTTTGGTGAACAAATTTGGACAAGCGGACAAACAATGCCACCACCATCAGGTGGTCAACAATTGCAAATACAATATAGAGCCGTTGTATCTCCTGCATTTTTACCACCTGCTTATATATTCTATTTCACTTACCTATTAGCTAGGACTGTAGCGCCTGGCGTGACTGACGATCCAAAGATTATCAGCTACCTCGACGCAGATTTATCAAAATGGCGCTCACAAGCCATGATCGTAAATACTCAAGGTCGTCCAAATGAAGGCCTCACCAATAGTCGTTGGATTGGCGCACGCTCTTCTGGAACTGGCTACGGTACTAACAATGGAATGGCTGGCTGGTAATGGGTTCAAAATATTTAATGAACAAGTTTACCAGTGGTGAACTAGGTCTAAAGTTCATCGCTGAGGTAGATTACGATGGATATCGGAAAGCTGCCAGAGCATTAAGAAATGTCCTAACCACACCACAAGGCGGCGTTCAAAGAAGATTTGGAACTGATTACGAACAAGTCATTAAAAATGGCGCCGCATTTATAACTGATATTGAACAAGTAAGATTAATAGAATTTGAGCGGGCTGGAAATAATTTTTACGATATAATAATTAGGCCAGATGCTGGAGCAGTCGTTGCATTTGACATTTATTTAAATGGTGTCTTGCAAACCACAATTGGTGCGCCAGCTGCGACTTATACGGTACCAATGATTCGTGAAATAAGATGGGTAAAAGGATACGATAGTATCTATATTCTTCATCAATCCGTAAGACCACATGAACTATATGTTTTATCGTCAGGAATAGCACCTTTTTGGGCTATTACACCTATTCCCTTTGTATGGTTACCTACATTTGACTTTGTATCAACAGACGATCCTGCTACATTGCCAACACCGGGAACGCCTTATAATACTTCAACAGTTACCTTTACGCCCAACGCTAATCATGCAACCACTGTCACAGCAAGTATTGCTGTATTCACATCAAATCATGTGAATGGACTGCTCATATTTGATTCAGGTATTTTCAGAATAACTTCTGTAAATGCCGGCGGAACAATTGCCACAGGTTTTAGTATCGAAGATTTTGTATCAGGAGCTGTCGCAACGCGTGGCGATGAAGTCTTTCTTTATGAAAGGGCTTGGAATAATGGTGCCGTAATTGGTGTCGCACCTGCTGGAATAAATAGAGGTTGGCCATCTCATGGAACATTTTACCAAAGCCGATTAGTGCTGGGTGGCTCACCTGCTTTGCCAGGGACGGCCTTTGCAAGTGTAGTGAGAGAATTCAATAACTTTGATGATTCAGAAGCGAATCCAGCGGATAGTTGGGGCGTAGAAGTCGGCGTAATGGGTAACGATACCATTACCGATATTCTTTCAAGCAAATCTTTAATATTAATTGGTAACAAAGGGCCTGCCTCGACAAGCATCTTAATTGATACTCCCACGACGCCAACGAATGCTTTTGTGAACACACAAGGCTCTGAAGGTTCTAGAAACATGGACGCGGTTATAGTAGATAACCAAATCTTGTATGCTGACAGAGCAGGAAACACTATATGGTCTATGGCTTACGAGATCCCAGACACAGGATACAATATCGATAATGCTAGCATTCTTAGTGCTCAACTTATTCGTGGGCCTCGCTGGGCGGATATTTTTGATCCCGATAATATTGATGGTCGTTTTTATCTGCTGGTTAATAACGATGGTTCCATGGCTACTTATAACAGCATTTCTGCTGAAAATATCAAAGCATGGACGTTAGCGCAAACCACGGGATCTTTCATCGATGTGGGAGCTGTTGCAAATCAGGCCAAGGTTTTAACCAGAAGAAAAGTAAATACTGGCGCAACGGTAGCCGGATTACCTAACGCGGCTTGGACAGCAGATGCTACATTTGGTGCTTTTAGAGAAGTAACTTCTACTATCAATGGTGCAGGAGCTTCCGTATTTGCTACAGATTTAGATTATTTACTAATCGGCAATGAAATACCTTTTACAGCTTTAACCATCGGCATGTCTACAACTGCAAGTGCAAGTATCGCCCCCACGTTTGAATATCTTACTAATACTGGCGAATGGGCTGCCTTTATTCCCACAAGTGATACAACTTCCGGTTTTGATGTTAATGGAACAATCACATGGAATATAGGCTTAGTTAATAATTGGAAATCCCAATCAGCAAGTTTGGCTGGAGTTCTTAATGGATTGCCTGCTTTATATTGGATAAGAATACAACGTCATAATCCCGGTCTTGTAACAAATCCGGTTATTACTAGCGCATTAGTGAATACAGCAAACAGAATTTATTTAGAAAAATTAGATTTTGCAGTTTATATGGACGCCCAAATCACCACAACTTCTAATGGAGCTGGATTGGTTTCAGGAGTAACACATTTAGCCGGGCAAAATGTCTTTGTTTATGCTAATGGATTTCCATTAGGTACGTTTTATGTTTCAGCGACAGGAACATTTACTATCACAGTTTTTAATGCAAGTGTAACAGTTGGTTTAGATTACATTCCCATTATCATTCCGATGCCTGTTGTTATTTTGATGCAAAATGGCTATTCCGTTTATGAGCCGACTCATGTTGAAAATATATATATAGATTTTTATCAATCTTTAGGGATAACTGTGCAAGGACAAAATTTACCGCAAGTTGTTTCAGGAAGTTTTATGACAGATTTAACACCTATTCCTCAAACGGGTTATTACAAGATACCGACATTTGGCGGTTGGGATCCAAGACAAGTCTTTACGATTTCTCAATCATATCCAGCCCCTATGATGATATTAGGATTGAGTTATACCGTGGAGGTAAGCCCATAATGGATCCAGTCACAGTGGGATTATTTCTTGCAGCTACACTCTATCAAAGTGGCAAAAACAAAAGCGCCGCCAAAGTAGAGCAAGCCAATATAAAACTTGAAACAGAGCAAGCACGATTACAAGCAGCTGAACAAGCATACGAAAGAACGCGCGCCTATAAAAAAGATATCTCAATGAATGTTGCTTTAAGTGGTATGGGATTTGGGGGCGTCCATGGTTTTAGAGGTATATCCTCTGAAGCTGCCGCCGATTACTTCTCAGATATTCAAGCTTTAGGAAGACAAGATACCTTTGCTCAACTTACTGGAAACGCAAATAAAAGTTTAAGTCGATCAAAAAGACAGGCTGGCGATGTAAATACCATCGTTAATGCAGCCACACTTGCAAGCCAATTAGGTTTGTTTAAAGGTGGTAAATAATGGCTGAGCTTAAAACATTAGGAAGGCAAGTTGGACAGCCTGGCGCACCTGATGTCAGTGGATTTGCAAAGGGTCATGCCATTTTAGGACAGGTTGCGGGTAATATTGCCTCTCAAGCTGCGACCACCCTTGTGGAACAAAGAAAAACCGCCTTAGAAATTGAAAAAGCATCAAGCATTTTGTCAGCGCAACAGCAAATGACATCCTCATTAAGAAAGTCATTAGAAAATCCAAAGGCAAATGAACAGACTTTAATGCAATTTAAAGCAGAACAAAGCGGGATTATTGAAGGAACATTAAAAGGCGTTAGTAGAGAAAACTTTAATGATGTAAAAATAGCTTTATCTAAATCAGCCTTTAAAGATGACGAGGCAATATACAATCATGTTTTAGATGCCAATAAGCGCGCTATTAAAGATAATGATGCTACATTATTTTATCAAGGCTCAAAGCAATTAGAAGAACTAGCTATCCAGGGTGATAGTGAAGCTTTTAATGAAACTTTCGAAAGTATTAATGCCGCTAGAAAGAAATTAGTAGAAACAGGAAATCTAAGTCAACTAGATTATGCTAAAGGCTTCGATGAAATGCTTCAGGCTGGTATTAATGGCAAGCTTCGCCATGATTATAATGCTGCCTTTGCCAAAGGCGGAGAAAGAGCGGCTGCTCAATTTATGAATGACTTTTGGGAAAATCCTCCTGAAGGCATGACGCAGGACCAAAAGAATCAAGGTTTAAAAGAATTAATTAGTATCGCATCACAAGATAAAGCCGCCATGACGCAAGTGTCGAATGCGGGATATCGAGATATTGTAGAAGCCATCAATTCACCTTATGGTCCACAAAGCGAAAATGAAGTAAAAGCGCTTATCGAAACTGCAGGTGAAAGTGGTTACCCGTTAAGTGAATGGCAAGCATTTAAAGCTTTAGAAAAATTTAGAAAGAAGCATTCTACAGAAATTAAACGCCAAGAAAGTAATTTTGAAATTGCCAAGCAAGTTAGTTCTAGCGATACGAATGCTTTAATTGCGCAAGATACTCAAAAACTAGACAACTATTATATTGACACTAAGAAAGCTATAGCTGAAAAAGCAGCGCAAGATGTAGAGAATGCGCAAACTCCCAACGAGAGGATAATGGCGCAGCGTCCAGAGTGGATGATTGGCGCAGCAATAGCAGCTGAAGTTCCGATTGCTATAAGACAATGGAGAGATGAGGTTAGCGCTAAGGTGCATTCTCAAAATGTAGATGATGTCTTGAATGCGGTCAAAGCTTATAACTATGTTGAAACTAAGAATAAGGCAGCGGTCAAAGGTTTTAACGCCAAAGATGAGGCATTTATAAAGTCAGTTCAAGATGACTTAGAAAATACGACGATGACGCCCAATGAAATTGTTCAGCGTTATAAAGATTCGATACTGAATGTTGATCCACAGGTGGAAGAAAACAGAAATCTTGAATATAAGAATCTCATAAAAGACAATCCGAATTTACCTAATGATATTGTAAAGAAAGCATTTGGCACCAAAGTATCTAATAAGCTAAAAGAGCCAAGTGCCACCTTATACGCAACGGCTCAAAAGCAACTTGAAAAAGAATTTAAGTTAACAGGAAATGAAAAGCAGGCTATTAAGAATGCGGTTCAATATTTAAAAGACAATGGCGGTGAATCCATGTTCGCCCCCAAAAATGATGTGGTGTGGAACCCTCCTGAGAACTTACCGTTTTACGATTTTGGCAATATCGTTCGCAATCAATCTTCCAAATATTTGAATGAAGTCATTAAAAATGCAGAGCAAAATCCTGGAAGATTGCCTTATTCAATAGAGAAATCTTCTAAAATGCCGGACTTCCCTTCACAGCTTTCTGAAGAGGATTTATTTAAAGGAAAGTATGACAAGGGAGAATGGTGGTTAAAGATTGACGGTGTAGATAGGCAAGTGTTTTTTATCTCTCCAAACTACAATCAATCTAATGCTTTTGCTCAAACACAATATATGGTGATGTTCGAGAAAGATGGCAGACTTCAAAATCTAATGGTAGCTAACCCTGTATTAGCGCCAAACGGGAAGATACAACACAGTGTTGGGAATGCTTTGATGGCTTACAATAGCCCTAATGAGTTAACGCCTAATTTAATTAAGAACATGCAAGAAGAAGCCTATAACGCCAATGTTGAGAAGAGCTCAGGTAGAGCATATAGAAGTAGCAAGTTGCAAGATTATGAAGTAGATGTGTTAAAGCAAAACAAAACAAAGCATGGTTTTTCTAGTATCTTATCGAGAGTTAATAAAGATAAAGTTAACAAAGAAAAATATATTGAAAAAGCTAAGAAAGAATTACCCCATCGCATTGAGCAAGAGAAATTAAGACGCTTATCTGAGGAGGTTAAAAAGTCATGACACTTTTAAATCAACCTCAACCAGAACAAGAGATCTCTTTAAAACCACATCAACTTAAAAAGGATGTCAATGAGCTGCCAAGCAATGCAGCAAGCGGTCATTCTGGATTTAACTTTACACAAGGCTTAAAGCCACAACCAGAGCCAGAATTTAGTTTTGGTGCGCTAGGTAGCTCATTAGTAGAGAATAGCACTGTTGGGTTACTTTACAGGTTAGGCGAAGACATGCTAACTGGAAGCAAGCCAACTCCTAATTTTAACTTTATAGAGCATATTCCAGATGAGTTCCTTAATGAAGAAGATGCTTATTACTTTGCTAATGATGTTAATGCTGCCCAAATAGACCAGAGCGCAAATAAATTAAGACGCGAAAAGAACAATACAAATTTTATTGCTAACTTTCCATGGACTTATATAGGCGCGTCTGTACCGACGATGTTTATTGATCCAATCAATTGGGCTTTCCCTGGCACCAAAATCGCCACATCAGCTAAAGAAGCTTACATAGCCGCCAAGGCAGGGCAAGCAGCTCAAACTGCCAAGCAGTTGGCTATTGCTGGCGGCGTGGCTGCCTATGAAGGCGCTATTGCGGGAACAGCTCAAGAAGTATTAATGCATCAAACGCAGCTAACAAGAGAGCTAAGAGACAGCGTTTATTCTGTATTAGGTAATTCCTTGCTAAGTGGTGTTGTTGGCCCTGCAATCCCATTAGGCGTATATCATTACAATTACTATAAAGCTCAATCTCAGTTAAATAAGATATTAGCCGGAGATAACCCCACCCCTACGAAAGCGCCCAGGTCACAAGTGTTTGCGATGATGCCAGAAGAAAGAGCAGCTATGAAAGGGGATGATGTCGTATCGTCGTTGCCACCCTTTATTAGAAAAATGATGAATATCAGTCCAGCGGGAAGACTTAGAAATTCTGAATCTGTATCGGCCAATGCTGCATCTACAGATTTAGCTACTACCTCTCTGCTATTAAACAAGAACGTAGAAAAAAACAAAGCAACTCAAATCGCAGTTGATGAGCATATTACCCAGCTGCGTGGAAAAGCTAGGGCAACTTCCATTGATGTCAATAAAATATTTATGGAGCAACAAGGTGTCAGCGGAAACTTTGCAGGGGTTCGATCGCGCGTCCAGGAGGCTAGAGGTATTGGTCTTGGTCGAAAAGACTTTAGCGAGAAAATGTTCTTCTCTATGGAGAGTGGCAAGCCAAGCGGAAATTCAGCGGTTGATAGCGCAGTTGGCAGAGTTAAGAGATATCTTACTGAAACCAAACAAGAGCTAGTGGCGATGGGCAGGCTTGATAAAAAGTTCCTTGAGCAAAAGTTTGATAATTATTTCACCCACCATTGGTTGCAAAAAGAAATATTCCGCAATCATGAAGGTTTTAAATTACTTTCATACAATTGGTATGATGAAACAAATAAATACTATCAAGCTAATCAGAATGTATTGCGGCCATTAGTTAACAAAATGGAATTTTCTCAAAAAGAACTTGATAAGGCTAATAGAAATCTTTCAAGGATCCTTAATTCAAAAGACTATAAAGCCTTTCAGAAAGCCAAGAGTGAAGTATTAGTCAAATCAAAACAGGATAGACAAACTGCATCAAATACTAGAAAGTTTTTAAATGATGAAATAAAAGTCCTTCGCAAGGAAATTACTCAACTTAAAAAGAATCCTGAGAAAGTCAAAAATCTAGATATGTCTCAAAAAAGGTTAGATGATTTACTTATTAAAAGAAATGATATAGAGGCGGACTTAGGGCTTATTAAGACTAAACGAAAAGGAATCAAGTCCGATAGATTTAAGCGTGTAGTTGAACTAGAAGAAAGATTAGACAAATATAAAAAGCTAGCAGAGAAGAGAAAAGAAAAGCTTTATTCAAAGATTGATCCAAAGTACCTAACTCCCGGTGGATGGGTTCCATTAGGAAATAAAACTCCTTTAGAACTTCATGCCGCTGCAATGCAAACTTTTTACAGAACTACTGGCACTGATGTTTCATCATTCCTAAATCCTATGATCGGCGGTGGTGCTGGAGGAAAGCCCGATCCATTGCAGGCAAGACTTTTAACAATGCCACATGACTATACCGTAACAAGGTCTGACGGCTCAACTGTAACGGCAAGTGATTTTCTATCCAAAGATATTTGGAGAATGTTAGATAATTATGCAGGCGCTACGGCTAGCACAATGGCATTCGACAGGATAGCGCGTAGTCGAGGCTTTAAAGATCCAATCGAGTTAAAAGAATGGTATCTCAAAAATATTGAAGCTGATTATGATGAAATGCTACAAGGAAAATCAGGAAAAGAAGCTTTAGATATTGGGGATAAGAAGAAGAGGAATGATCTAAAAAATCTTAACGCATTGTGGGACCAACAACATGCCATAGCGGGTAAATCTTTAGATTTATGGGGTCCTGGATTTGCCAAATTTATGCGTCGATTACGAGAATACAACTCACAACGCATGCTTGGAAGCGCCGCTATCTCTAGCCTAACAGATCCAATTATGGTTCCTTTTCGCCAAGGCGTATTCTCTTGGATGGAAGACTGGCTAATACCATTTGCCCGTCAATTAGGTGGCAAAAACCAAGCTATCAAAAGAAATATTAATGACATTAAAGATGCTGGATTTGCCATAGAAACACAGTCTGGAATGATTGCAAAGAAATTCTATGATAATGATGATTTACTTATTGAACAAAAATGGTGGCATAGCACAGCTGAATTTTTTACCACTAGCTTTGGAAATATTACTTTTTTAAGCCAAATAGGGGATTTTACTAAAGCGGTTGGCGGTCATGTTTCTATTTCTCGAACTATTAGAAATCTAGTAAATAAACTTGAACATGGAAAAATTAGCGAAAAGACACGCAAAAGATTACGAAAGGTTGGTATATCTGAATCTAGTGAAGCTCATATTTATGATATGTGGAAAGAAAAGGGTGGTAAAGATAGAGGCGCTTATTATTCAAATCATACTGAATGGGATATTAACTCTCAAGAAAGAGCTATAGCGTATCAAGAATTTGTTAATTCCTGGCAAAGAGATATAACCCATGGGAATTTACGTTCTTCAGTTGCAGAACAGCCAGAATTTTATAACTCAACTATTGGAAAAACATTATTCCATTTTAAAGATTACATGCTAGCGGCTAATGAAAAGTTGTTATTGTCAGGAATTCAAAAGATAGGCCAGAGAGAATATGAAGTATTAATATCTACGATGATGCTAATTAGCACGGGTGCAATGACTTATATTCTGAATAGCTTGGCTAAAGATCCAACAGGTGAAAGTTTAGATTTGAGCCCAGGTAAATTATTTAGAGAAGGAATGGACCGAGGCGCAATATTAGGTCTTTGGGGCGAACCTATCAACATGTTTCAAAAGCAAGGCTACTTACCAGGCCAAACTGTTTCACGCTATCAGACTAGAGGTATATTGGGAAATTGGGTTGGTCCCGAAATTGGTGTCGCTGATGAGTTGAGAACTGCAATTGGAGATCCAATTGCTAGGAAGTTTAAAGATGAAGGTAACTATACGACTAAAGATGCTTTACAAATATTGCGGCTAATACCTTTGCAAAATTTGTTTTATCTGAGATATTTAAACGAGCAAGTGACAAGAGGCGTGGCCGAAGAACTAGGTGCTACTCCAAAGGATTAAGGGTTAAAAATGTCCATTGCAATTAACAGTAATTTTGAACGCGACCAGCTAGTAGCAGCGCCAGCGCAAACTATATTTGTGTATTCGTTTCCCGTATTTGATGAAACCTATCTAAAAGTATATCAATACAATTCAGGTGACACTCCTGACGATGCAACGCAATTACTTACATTAGGTGCCGATTATACTGTTACTGGTGTGGGTGCTGAGGCTGGCGGAACTATAATACTTACTGTGCCAGCAACATCAGGTGACATTATCACCATTGTAGGTGCTGAACCCATAGACCGCCTAAGTGTATTTCCTGATTTAAATCCTTTTACCGTTGCTATGAATCAACAGTTAAATGAATTAACGGTGATGATTGAACAGGTTTACACCTATTGGGCAAATATTACACCGCATTATAATTTTGATGAATTAGTATCAACTACTGTAAGACCATTAAAAAGAATATTACCCATGCTACCAGATGGTCATGTATGGGTTGGGCGCGGTGCACTAAATGTAAATCCTGATGATATTATTACTATGCCATTTAATACCGCGCAAGGTTTAAATTTAATAGGTGGATGGTTAACGGTTACTATCCCAACGCAATTAGTCGTTAATACAGGTTATTTTAGTAATGGAGCGGTTTCAATAACGCATACATTACCGGTTTTAAGTAAGGTAGGAGATGTAATAATTGTTTACGGAATGGGGCCTGGAGGATTTGTGATAGCACAAAATGCTAGTCAAAACATTCAACTGCTTGGAGGCGTTACGACAACCGGAGCATTTGGGAGTGTTACCTCGACTCAACCGGGGGCGTGTTTATTTCTAGTTTGTAATGTTGCCAATACGAGCTGGGTGGCACTTACTGAGAATGGTTCATTTTTTATAATGTAAGGATATTGTCATGGCTTTTTATTCAAATAGTTTAAATTTTCCGAACTTAACCAACAAATCAACACCTGTTGGGGCTGATATTATATTGCTAGCAGATAGTGCGGCAGGAAATATTCCAAAACAGGCAACTTTATCAAGTTTGCCTTTTGCTCCATCTGCTGGCACAAATGTTGTTAACGTTACGGCGGCAACACAATCAATGGTTATTAACACAGAATATTTTGTTAACTATGTTGGAGGTGCATGTACACTCACACTTCCAACAGCGGGAACATCTTCACAAGGTGCTTTTGTAAAAATAGTAGGTGGTGAATCTGCGGTTGCAGGGTTTATTTTAGCTTCAAATGCTTCTCAGCAAATGCGAGTAATTAGTAACTTAACTACTGCGACGACAGGAACATTAACCGCGGCAGAGACTTTTTGCTCTATAGAGCTCGTTGCTAATTCAGTAAGTGGCGGGTTAGTATGGAATGCAATTAAAACAATGGGAAGCTTTGCAGGAACTTAATATATGGCTTTTTATAGCAATAGTATAAATTTTCCTAACTTAACAGTTAAAGGTACGCCAACTACTTCAGATATCATGCCTTTAGCTGACGCGGCGGCGGGAAATATTCCTAAGCAGGCAACGGTTGGATCTTTGCCTTTCCTTCAGCTTGCTGGCGGCACAATGACAGGGTTTTTGACTCTAAATGCCGATCCAGTAAATGCTTTACATGCTGTAACAAAACAATATGCAGATGCAATAGCAGCTGGATTTGATGTAAAAACTCCAGCTTATGCAGGTACTACTGCAAATTTAAATGCGACTTATTTAAATGGAATAGCAGGCGTCGGAGCAACATTAACAAATGCGGGTTCGCTAGCTGCATTTTCAGTTGATGGTGTATCACCCCCAATAAATAGTAGAATATTAGTTAAAAATCAAACCTCTACTTTCCAGAACGGGATCTATGTTCTTAGTACGGTTGGATCTGGAGCTGTAGCCTGGATTTTGACGAGAGCAACAGATTATGATCAAGCGCCTAGTGAAATATTTCCTGGTAATTTCATTATTGTTAATAATGGAACAACTTTGGCAGATACAGCTTGGATTGAAACAGCAACTGTAACAACGATTGGTACAGATCCAATTACGTTTTCACAATTTGGCCAATCAAGCATCGGCGTATTCTTTAAACAAACTGAAATTGATTTTGGTGCAACTCCTGTAAATGATGCGACATTTTCAATAACAGACGCAAATGTATCAGCAACCTCTAGAATTGTTATTTGTCTTTCAGGAGACACACCAACAGGAAAAGATAATGACGAATTAGAGTTTGATACATTTTCTTTAATTGCAACTCCTGCTGCAGGAAGTTTTAGTCTTTATGCTAGAGCGTTAGAGGGTTATGTTGCTGATAAATTCAAAATAAACTATTCTTATGAATAAGGAAATATAAAATGGCTGTTATCAAATCGGGCGCAACATCAGATAACTGGACTGTTGATCCCACAAGTAAAGCAGGTAGAACTTCAGATTATGGTACTGATGGAAGAATTTTAACACTTCAATCTAAAGCCACTTATGGCGTAACAACTACTCCATTTACGCCTCCTGCCACACCTACCGATATGTCAACCATTTTTGGAAGCGGCACAAAAACCATTTATGTTTGGGGTGTGTCGATTGCCACTACGCAAACGACTGCAGGAATTAATAGAATTTATTTAGTTAAACGTTCCAGTGCAAATAGTGGTGGTACTTCTGCAGCCCCTACTATTGTGCCTTATGATGCCAATAGTGCATCAGCAACGGCGAGCGTAGTAAGTTATACAGTAAATCCTACAACAGGGGGCTTAGTAGGTAATATCAGTGTACAAAACGTGAATAGTCCAATATTGGCTACAGGAATTTCTTATGGTGTGGGCTCAGTGGATATGTATGCCAGAACAACACCCTTTGAAATTAGTACACCTATCATATTACGCGGAACAGCACAAGGTTTATGTGTCAACTTTAATGGCGCTGCTTTACCTACTGGTCTTAGTGTTATAGTTAATTGGATTTGGACTGAAGAATAATGTCAGATTATACTCAAATTTTCGATGATTCTGTTAGCCCTATTAATTTGATAGGGCAAACGACATTATCGGCCATCACTACTGGATTCGGTGGTGGTGGAGGAGTTGGTGTTGGCGGAATAAGCACAAATTGGTATCCCTCTGGCAGTTATTATGGAAATTATTCTTTAGATGATATAACTAATTCCGTTGCAACGGGTACTTTATATTTTCATCCTTTTTACGTGACAAAGACAACAACATATACTGATATAGGATTTTTAATTTCATCGACTGCTGCTGGAACAATCGTTCTGGGATTATATAATGATAGCGGAAATAGCGCGCCAACGGGTTCACCAATAACTAATTCAAACAGTACTAGCATAACAAATGTAGCTTCTACGCTTTCAAAATATACTTTCTCTTCTCCAATACAATTAATACCAGGTGTCTATTGGTGTGCTTATTCATGTTCTGCAACTAATGCTTCAATTGGTCCAACTATAAATGGGGCAACAGCAAATCCTATATTTGGAAGAGGTTTAGGTGTTCCAGGTACACCGACTATAACACTTCTCCAAACTATTCAGGCGGGATGGTCACAAGCTTTTGTTTATAGTGCAACTTTACCATCCGTGGGATCTCTAACCGCAACAGGGGCGGCATCTGCGGGCGATAAATATGTTTATTTGAAGGCGCAATAATGTCAGATTATACATGGTTATTTGATGATACAGTAAGCCCAACAAAGTTAATTGGGCAAACAACTTTATCTGCAATTCAAAATAGTAATAGTTCTAATGGAACAGTTGGAGTAGGCGCCATAAGTGGGAATTGGTATCCTAGCGGTTCAGTTTTTTATAGCATAAGTTTGCATTCTAATGCTAGTTTTGGCGCGGCTTCATTAAGATTTTTTCCTTTTTATGTAACAAAAACTACTATTTATACAGATATAGGTATTTTGCCCGTAAGCTCAACAGGAACGGTTGTTTTGGGTCTTTATAATGATAGTGGTGCAAATGCTCCAACAGGCTCTCCCATAGCAGGAACAAATAGCGGAGATTTAACTCCTGCTGGAGGAAATACATTTACATCTTTTACATTTTCAAGTCCTGTAACTTTAGCTCCTGGTATTTATTGGCCTGCTTATGCTATCTCAACTACTTTCGCTCCTGTTGGGCCATCTCCGACAAACAATTGCCCAAGTGCTGGCGTTGGGATGGGCGTAAATGCAACCCCAACCACTTCTAATCTAGGTGATTGTCTAGTGGGATGGAAGCAAACTTTTACCTATAGTTCAACATTGCCTGCCGTCGGTTCTTTAGTGGCTCAAACGGCAAATGGTACAGGTTACGCATATATATTTTTGAAGGCGCAATAATGTCAGATTATACACAAATTTTTGACACTTCGGCTTCACCGCCAAACTTGATCGGTCAAACGACCTTAAGTGCAATAAGAGCTGGAATACCTTCAGGAAATGGTCCTTTTTTTAATGCAATAAGTGGTAATTGGTATCCAAGTAATAGTATATTTTGCGGACTTAATACCGTTGGGACAGCTGGCACGAGCACGGCGACAGGAACTTTATGGTTTACACCTTTTTTTGTAACAAAAAGTACAACTTATACTGACATTGGAATGCTTGTTGGTACCGTTGCTGCTGGCACATTTGTTTTGGGGATTTATAATGATAGCGGAAATGGTGCGCCCACTGGGTCCCCAGTAACAAATTCTAATAGTACAAATATAACTGCATCAACTACGACTTTTGGTTCTTATACTTTTTCATCACCAATAATTTTAGCAGCGGGAATTTATTGGTTAGGTTTTTCATCTTCTGCAACAACTAATTTTATTGCTTTACAAGGGCAGTCAACAGGAAGAAATATAGGCGGAAGAGGATTAGGTATACCTAATTCAGAACTAGGGGCAGCAGGGAATTTTCAAGGTGGATGGTCACAAACTTTTACCTATAGTTCAACATTGCCGGCGGTTGGATCTTTAACATCAAAACTGCATAATACATCTGCTTCATGCATTGTATTTTTAAAAGCACAATAAGGATAAAATATGCCGTTAAAAAAATCATCAAGTAAATCAGCAAAGCAATCTAATATTAAAAAAGAGATTGACGCTGGCAAACCTATCAAGCAAGCTGTAGCTATAGGTTATAGTGTTCAACGTGAAGCTAAGAAAAAGGGGAAATAAAATGTATAGCGAACAAGAAAGACAAGACCAACTATCAGGCGAACATGTTGCTGGCCCAACTCGTTTAGCTGAAGAAGAATCCAGAAAGAATAAATATTTTGGAATGTTTCATTTTAATAAAGAATCAGTTGGAGGACATACTGGCGATAGAAATAAAATGGGTTCAAAAGATAAGATGAAATCCTATGAGTAAATCAAAATTGGGTAGTGGCGCTAGATTTAAAGCTGTAGAGAAAAGCGCTAAAGCTTCAGGTGCATCTAATCCTGCAGCTGTAGCTGCAGCTGCAGGCATCAAAAAGTATGGTGTCGCTAAGATGGAAAAAATGGCTCAAGCTGGCAAAGCCAGGAAGAAGGAGAAATGATGGAAACTTCAAAGGTTAAACAAATACCAAAGCATGAGGAATTTAGAAAAGATAGTTTTACTGGCGATCCACTTCCAAGAGGCGCTGGCGATCAGAATAGGGGTTATCATGTTCCTAAGCAAACTAAAGATAAGATATTTCAAAATTTAGATGAGATTTACAACGATCCAACTAAAAGCAATCATGGCGCAATCTATGATAGCGGGACTGATGTAAGAGGCATTCCTAACAATATGGATAGCGTTGTCCGCAATGGTCCATTTAAAAATTACTAAGGAATTATTATGAGAAATTTTCCTTCTATGACATCCCCTAGTGGCGAACCTAATCCACATCCTTCTACCGAGAAAACCTATTACCAAAGTAGAAAAGGAGTTAATCCAACCATAACCAATCAAATAGGATTTAAAAATCCGAACGAAGACGGCATGAGAACGCTTTATGCCAGCCATGTCATGGCTTATACAGGCATAAATGGACATGAACCTACTTCTTTGGAAAAGGGTGTACCTTTAGATCAAGGTCCAATGGGTGCAGGCGGCAATAAATTAGTACATGAAAAGAAATTCGGATGATTAACTTTATTTATGTTAATAAAGCAGCTTCGTGATTACATAATAAAACCAGTATTACAAATTACTGATTTGTGGTCACAAGCTGCCGAAAATTTGCTTGTGATGACAATATGTGCGGAAACACAGGGAATATTTTTTAAACAAATTGATGGGCCTGCGCTTGGTATCTATCAAATTGAACTATTAACTTTAAAATCTATAATTAATACGCTTAATCACCCTTTAAATTTGAAGTTAAATGAGAGAATTTTATCTGCTTGTTTTTATACTGTTCATCCTAGTCCTGACGCATTACTGCATAATCTCAGATATGCTACATTAATTGCGCGTATAGTCTATAGAAGAGAAGCGCAAGCATTACCTAGAGAAGATGATATCCCTAGATTAGCGGAATATTATGTTAAGTATTATAATGCTGGTGGAAAAGCAACAATAGAAAGAACAATTAAAATTTACAAAGAATTAGGCGAAGAAGTTGCTTAGTAATGGAGCAAAAAGAGTGGGTATTGTGATAGCAATAGTAGTTTCTTGTGTGATGATTTCATGGACATCTGTATATTTTCTGGGCGATGACAATATCGTAGAAGAAGAAATGGAATCAATTGAAATAAATACTTTAGAGCAACAATTCCATTTTACACAAGAACAAGCAGAAAAGGATGTTGAGTTTATATCACCTAAACATAAAATAGATAAAAATCACGGCTGAAAGGGATTAAAGCCGCCGAATATATAAACGATTACTATCATCCCCATGATAAGCCCTAAAGACATTAAAATCTCTTTATCCATTTATTGCCTATTCTTAATCCATTTTTGAATGTCCTCTTTTTTCCATGCTACGCGCCTCTCTCCAAGATGCACTTGTTTTGGAAAGGTTCCTTTTTGCATCATTAAATATATGCTTGATCGAGACATCCCTGTTAATGGTCTTAAGTCTTTTAATGAATAAAAATCAATTATTCCAGAATCTTTTATCTCAACAATGTTATTAACATTTTGAATATTTATGTCAAATAATTCATTTATTGACTGTTCTAACATAATTAAGGAATTTTTAATCTTATTTAAATAATGTTTTTTTAATTCATTTTTTTTCATTAATTATCCTAAAAAGGTATCATTTCGTCTTCAAAACCATTATTTCGCTCAAAAGGTTTAGGCATATCGTCATAAGCATCAGCTGGAGGCTTAGCGCTTCCACCTTCTTTTTTGTCTAATAATTGAAGTTCACTAACAATTATATCTGTTGACCATCTATCGATTCCTTGCTTATCTTGATATTTAGTGGTTCTCATTTTACCTTCGATATAGATTTTAGATCCCTTCTTTACATAAGATTCAGCTATCTCTGCCAGCTTTCCAAATAAAACGCAACGGTGCCATTCTGTAAGTTCTTTATCCTCTCCTGTTGCTTTGTCTTTCCACTTCTCAGAGGTGGCAACACTAAGGCGAGTAATCTTAGTTTTACCTTCTTGTGTCTCGGAATTCCCGACGTTCCCGATTATCATGCATTTATTGAGCCCTCTAGCCATTATTTGTTTCCTTTTCTGTTTTTTTTACAATTCTTTTTATATCTTCAACATCATGCATAATTTTTGTAACATTAACTGCAATAGAGAATCCCACTATTATAACTACAGCCCAAAAAATGGGAATCAACAATCTCATTATATATCCTCAATCCCTTCAATATCACATATTGCTTTTTTAAATTTAGCTTTTATCTCTGATAATTTCTCAGTATCCTTACATCTTATCACTATCCTTCTAGGATTATATGACAGATATGCCTCATCTTCTTCATGGTTTAAGTTCCAGTTGCTATATATCAAACGATTGATTATCTGCCTAAGTTTTTCTATTTTTTCGTCCTTAGTCATTATACACCCAGATACTCAGCGCCTTTGATTTGCCTATCCTTTGGAGGATTAGCGCTAATCTCTTTAATCCATACTAACAACGTAGGATTCTTTTCACTCGCAAACCTTGCAAGCTTCTTTTTGTCTAAGTCGTCCATATCTTTTATGTAATGATATGCCGTTGAAACGTCATTATCAGCATGAAATAAAACTAAGTTATTATATATGTAGGTAACTGTTTCACTTAACTCAGGTGTTTTTTGCTTTACAGCTTCTAGTTTTGGTTTGTTAGTTTCTTGTTTTTGACTTGCATCATCATCTTGCTGAGCAATTCCGAACATAGCTGTTAAAGCATATCGCCTAGCATACGTTATCACTGAGCCAACAGCCTGTGCAGAGTTCATACCTTTACCTTGCGCCAATTGCATCGCAAGCTCGCTAGATATCCATTGACCTGACGAATGCATCACAATCGTTTCCACTAGTATTTTATCATCAAGATTAGAGGCATGCTGCATGAAGCTTAATCCATGTTTGCTAAGCAATGGCCTAATGATAGAAAGTATTTGAGATAAATCTGCATAATTGTAGCCATAGCCTTTTTTATCTTTATCAGCGTCCACTACTTCAGATTGAAAGCCAGATAATGCTTTTGCTAATTCATTTATTTGCTCACTGTGCTTCATTTTTTCGCCCCTGGTGATAATAAAAACCTAAAATTATATAAATATATGCAACTAGTGGAATAATGGAATTATTAGAAGTAAATCCAAAATATTCACGAAAGCAACAGTAAATAAAAGGAATTCCAAATAATATAAGGTATGGTTTCATTTTATCACAAACCTTCTACTGCCTGGTCGCTTATCTAAATATGATTCATATATTTCAGGATTATCCAGCAAAAGCCGCTTTGAATCAAAGAAACTTACATCGGATGTAAATTTATAAGTTATCAATTCTTCACCATCCTCGCTCACCAAAACTTCATGGTTCTTCATCTCTGAAACAAGCTTTCTAATAAGCTTTTCTTCAAGGGATTTTAAATCTTTTAACATTTTACGAGTTTTTTTAAGCTCTGAGATTAACCTCAAAGCTTCTTCTGTTGACTGTATTACTGATAATTCACTCATTTTAACCACCCTAATTCCAAAACGCCTTTCATTATCTTATCAGCTCTAGCGCTCATTTCTTCTTCATAACGTCGGCCTTCATCCGATGTTATAAATTGTTGCATATCATCCTGTTCAGGGAAATAGTATTCATCATGTTGCATTTCAATAGTTCCTCGTGTAATCTCTGACTAACAAGACAATTTTACTACAAACAAAACGCAAAGGCAATACATATGGCGAAGAAAAGACAGAATAGATTTAAGGAAAAAGCATTTACTATTAGGGTGACTGAATCACAGTATAATTATATTAAAGATGATGCTTACGACAATGCTATTAAATTAGCAGAATGGTTTGACGTAGCATGTGCAGCAAAAGCTAAAATGACATTAATTGAATGGAGGAAATTATGAATAGTTTAAAATCAGGATTATTTTTCTTAATTACTTTTTTAATACATTTTAGCCTTTACTTTACATTTAATAGATTGATTGGCGGAGATGCCGATATTCTTAATATGGCTATTTTTAGTTCATTATTCAGTTTTATATTTATTTACTTTATGAGAGATTCATTACCAACTTGGAGATTCAAATGAGAGAAATTAGTGAAATGGAAGTTCTAGAAATTTCGGGTGGAAAGCCAAAATTCTTTAATTTTTTAAGCTCTATCCTAATAGGCTCAATAGTAGGGTTCTTTGTCGGTGGTCCTCCAGGGGCCTTGGCTGGTGCAATTACGGGTGCGGGCGGCGCAACTATCAAAGAGGGCGGTCAAGGAATTGCAGAAATAATGCACCCTGAATTGTTTCAGAATCAATAGGCTTAACTATGAGTGATTATGGGATTTATGGATACATTATATTATGCATTATGTTTGTATTTAGGGAATTTATGTATAACAAGTCTGACAAGAGACAATTCGAAGTAAATAAAAAATCTATGGAGCTTAATATTAGAATGTTACAAATTATGGAAGATAGAGGCGTTATAGTTCCAGAGGATGCGAAAAATGATGAAAGATGAACATGAAAGATTATATAGAAAACTTTTAAAATTAAGCGGTGATAATGGATTTAGCTTTGCGCATTTTAGAGACAACAAGGTCATCATAGGGGATGTTATTACAAATCTTCATGAACATGGGTTAGGAATGGCCGGTAAGAATCAACTTGTTGCTGAACAAAAAGATATGGGGGAATTTATCTATGTTTTGGCTATGACTTATCTTGTGACAATGAAAAATCTATTGAATGTTGATTATAATGAATTTATAAAGATATTGGTTACTAAAATTGAAGAGAGTAAATATATTTTCGAAAATGGGAAGTCGAGGCCGGGATTTAAAATTAAAAAGATAATTGAATCAAGTGATAATTTACAATGAGCGCGCCTTTCTCGATTCGAAGCAATGATATAGAGGCTTTTCTTGATGTAAGTGCAAGCGTAAAAGTCACGCTTAGAGATGGCATTCATATTCAACATCCGAATGGAAACTATACATTTTGGAAGTTAAGAGACTTTCCAATTCACAAAGTTATATTAGAAGCGAAAGATGAATATGACGAACACTACTTGCTTGAAGTTGAAATAGTAGAGCATAAGAAATGAGATGTGATTACATGCTGTTAGATATTATTTCCATCGGCGCTATATCTGGATGTATATCATTGTTATTTTTGATAGGGGCCTATCAATTATTTTTCAAGTTGAAGAGGTTGAGTAGGTGACATTTTGCAACCAACTCGCCCCACTTGAGGATGGGGCGAACTAGCCATTCAGGAACTCTAATGAAACGCATTTAGTGTTAGTCAAATGCAGATTTAGAATACATCATTTTTAAAAAATGGGAAATATGGTTGATGTTATCTGAATAAGAAAGAAACTAGATCGTTAATTAATAACGTAGTATAGTCAAAACAATTTAAATCTCACTCGTGCTTTCTACTTCCGACCGACCAAAGTTGACTTAGAAAACACGAGCTACTTTCTCAAGGAAAGATATGCTCGCAAGTATCGATTATAGCACGCCACATGTCAACCAGTCCTCTAACAACGATGTAGATACACTAGAAAGTTTTGATGCTTATTGGGATACGACACCTATTGCGTATATTCCATTATATGGAAGTTTTAAGCAGCAAAGACACCAAGTTATTAATGAGATCATAAAGAGGAATGGTTATAAAGGTAACGGGCGTCTTATATTGCATGAAATATTAAAACGAACAGATCAAGATTGCTTCTCGCGCGTTACCCAAGCCACTTTAGCTAGAGCTCTCGGAATCAGCACAAAAACTATAGAGAGATGGTACAAGCGATACAAACAAGATGGAGCGCTCCTATATGAGAAGGAAGGTTTTGGCCATAACCCTTATTTAACAACAATGTCATGTATGCAACATTTGAAACCCGTCAAAACAGACATTGAGTCTGACAATATAAAACTCTCTACAAATCTAGATCTAAATTCTACTTATACTCAGTATGTATCTTCACCAGTTAGAAAGATTAAATACAAAGAGCGCATTAATTCTGAGAAATTTGTAAAAGAAAAAGACTTCAAAATCGATCCAGAAGCAGAGATTAAACGAATCTGCTTGGCCTGGATGCTCACAGAAATACAAACCTGCTATGTTATTACCCAGATAGGGCTAAAAGAAGCTAGAAATGAAATAGGCTTCGTTTACACCATGGTTAAAGGCTTATCACAAGGAACATGGAATATGACTTTCACAACAGACGAAATAAAAGAACTGAAGAAAAAAGAAGTTGATTACGCTACTAACTTTAAAGCGAGATCGATAGAAACAGCTCAAGAGATTGTAGCTAGATATAAGCAACAAGAAATTGACGCAACAAATGATCTAGAGAATGGATTAAAAGTTTTGAAAGCTTTGAAGGAAGGTTTAAGACATTAATGTTCCACGTGCAACATATTGAAAAGGAGACATCAATGAAGGAATATTACTTAACTAACAAGATATGTGGCCTTTTTCGCTCACAAGCCGAAAAAGACAGACTTGAAGAATTAGAGCGTCAACGTATCATTACAAAGATTGTTAACTCTATTAATTTTGAGATTGAACGAGAAACCAAAGAACTTAACAAAAGATTATGTGGTTTAGTTAGCTTTGTTGTAGAGCGTGAGATAAGTAAGAGAGATGAAAATCATGATTCTTTTTGCTAAGCTATCCCTGGCTCAGCTTTTAAACTTTCCTTCTTTTGAGAGTGCAAATTTCAAAAGAGAGTTTATAAGGACAACCTGAGCCATTTAACCAAAACATGGCGCCCAGCAGTTCGGGTGCTTCTTACTCCTTGGACGGTCTATCAACATACGCCTTAACCCATTCTCGAAATAAATCACAAACATTAATTCTTTCCTGCAAAGCCTTTACCCTGAATTTTTGATAATCTTCCTTTGGAATTTGAACGGTAACCTTGGTAAGTTTTTGCTGTAAATCTGTATTTACAGCCTCCTGTAATCCTGGGTTAAAGGTTTGCCGGGTTCTATTGCTGATTGTCATCGTGACCCCATAAATAATTTAATATTTCTTTTGTAATATTTACGACTTCATTAATTGCTAACTTATCTCTTGTTTCAAAGACGGTTTTTCCTTCGCTAGCAGTCTTTGTAAAGGACAGTCTGTGAGAGATTACATTCGTTGCTAGCCTAATTTCTGGATGCTCTGAAAGTGCGCTAATTGCTTCTGAGCAGATGTTAGAGTTTGGAATGCATTGATTAAGAATAAACATAGCTTTCAATTTAGGGTTGGAAACCATGCAAGTTTTTACTAATGTGATCGTGTCTTGAGTTGACCAAACATCATAAGGGGATGGTCTAACCGGAATAATAATCAAATCTGAAATAGAAATAGCAGCCCCATGCATTTGATGAACATCCCCGGGGGTATCAACCATCATATAAGAACTCATGCATTCTCGAGCAACTGACACGCTTCCTATAAGCGTTTGATATCTGTCTGCACCTATAACTCGCATCCCTGAAATGTCGCAACTATTCATAGATTCATACCAATCCCTCAAAGAGCCCTGTCTGTCAGCATCAACTAACATCATATATTTTGGCTCATCATCATTTTGAATCCCGCGAGCCAAATTGACTGTAAGCGTTGTTTTTCCAACGCCACCTTTATGATTCATAAAAGAGATTATTTTCATTAAGCTACCTGCTTGCTTGGTTAATGGGTTTACAGTATACTTGGATGCATGCATTACGGCAATAAGGGGTTTAAAATGCAAACACCAATTTATACTCTACAAGACACGGCGCTCAAAAAAGCTAAAGCAGAGCTTGAGTCAAAAGGTATTACAGATCCTATGCTAAGCGGACTTATTACTAGTGCTGAACAATTCGAAGAATCCTTACGTTATAGTGAGCGTCTAGCTGCCCTCACAGCACATTATATGAAGCGGCCATCCGGCAATAGACCGCTTATACCATTATCTGAGGCTGTTAAAGAAAGAAAGCCTTACAAAGATGATTGAAAACGATGATATAAAATTAAAATCTCAAAATTTGATGGAAGAGATTATCAGATCTATTCTTTATGAATTGAGATATAAGGCATCTATATGGCCTAAAGAATCTAATATAAAAGAAATGGAAAGAATAACTAAATCTCATATTGTTCAATTTTTGAGAAAACAAAAATATGATTAGAGGAAAAATTAGTGATGGACCACATTTTTGTTTATATATTTTTTGTCCTTGTCTGTTTCCTTGGTTATCTAATATTTATTAAGATAAATAGATTACTATTTAAATGGGTTTATCATGACGTCGCTAAAGTCTGTATGTTCCATAAATGGGAAAAAATAGGTGTATGGTCACCAGGAGAGCTGAATTATAAGCCTATTTTAAAATGTTCAAAATGTAAAAAGAGAATTTATGAAACGGATAAGGTTTTAAATGAAGATTGATGATGTGTTGAAATGGATTTCTTTACAAAACGTTGCATTGTTCGAATATATGAATAAATCATCTACTGACGTAGATAATGATGATTGGATGGAAGCTAGAGGGGCATATAGGGTTTTAGAAAAACTTAGATTGCATATTTTAGCTGTTACGAATCCACATAATAGAGAAGATCTAAAGGTCTAGAATTCTATATCTTTAGATAGTGAGTAAGTGTTAATATTTTTAGATATCAAAGGAATATAAATGACTAAAGATCAAATTATTCTAGAGTTGATTATTGCCAATTTATATGCTGTTGATGAAGACTCATGCTTCGGTTCATCTGAAGATTATAATTTAGGTTTTATGGGGAAAATTTTCAGCATTGACCAAGATGAATATAGAAAAGATACAAAAAGTGGAGATTTAAAAATATATGCCATGATTATGGATTGCGTAAAAGAATATGAAACTCGAAATGAGGAAAAATAGAGTTATTATCGATAAGGAGCATTATCGATAGCGAAATGAGAGTTAATTAGTGCATATACAAGCGAGAAGAATAACATAATATAACGTTGTACGGAATACGATATGAAAGTTACAAATAAAGAACTTCAAGAGCATTTAAAGCAATTCCCTGATGACGCTATTTTGGAAATACAGGTTGATTCGGAGACTTGTGATTTAGGCGTTACTTGGGTGGATGGTGAAATATTCCACTCAAGGATAAATGGAAATATTTTATTGTTAACAATTGGCGTGAAAGATGCTTATAAATGGTAATTTTGAGTTGCATCTTTATTTGATGGGTATTTGATGGGTATTTGATGAGTTACATAATATACATTAAAAATAACAAAACTGGCGAGATACGGAAGTGTAAAGATGATTATGAGTTCATAGAATTCATGTGGTCAGATGGAAATTATGCTTGTGATTGCAATAGAGCTGTATTTTTTTATGATCATGATGATGAAGCGGATAATCAACCTTGCACCGACACTGACTTTAGCGTTGTGGATGTTCATCTTGAAGATGGAAGCAGAACAGAGGAAATGAAATTATTTTTGGAATAGTGTTTTTAAGTGCTTTAACTCTTATCAGAGATTCCGATGACATTTCGATGAAATACTAATAGAATCAATTAGTTTTATCTTTTAAAGCAAAGCTGCAAGGACAAAGGGAAAGCGATGACATGGAT